TGGAACGCCGTGCGCTCCGAACCAATTTTATCGACGTTGATTTCGACGACTGGGCGCTGTGCCTCGACGTTAACAATCTTCACGCCCCGAGCATTGGCGCCGTGTTCTTTGGTGAATTCCTCAGAATTTAGAAAGCGAATCTCGGCGTCGTTAAATTTGCCGCGGATGATGCCGGCGGTGTCCATGACCTGCACCGCACCGTTGATGCCAGAGTTTTTGACGATGGTATCAAATTTGACTTGATCGGCCTCGTCCAAACCGTCTCGGAAAATCTGGTAGTCGTTTTCTCGAGCCTGCTTGGCGGCCACACCGCTGGCCTTCTGAACTCCGCGCACCACCCCAGCGGCGCCGGCACCTAGTGCGCCACCAGAGCCTACGCCTGCCGCAAAACCCTCCTCGCCTTGGGAAAGGTAGCCTAGGCCGCCTCCGATGACTGCGCCCTCGACTGCGCCAGCCAGGGAGCGAGTGCCGATGTCGATCAGATCGTCGCCACCAAATCGCCCCACCCGACCCAGAGCGCGGTCAATTGAGGTCGCGTTGGGTGCCCGTCCGATGGACTCGAGTGGGCCAATGCGCGTGGGCGCCTGCGCGAATTGCTCGCCGGCTTGTTCTGCGACCCGGCCCAGCTTGCTGGCTGCTTCGACGCCGCCGATTACCGCAGCCGCCTGTGAGACACCAGGAACGCCCAATGCAAGGCCACTGAGGCCAGTGCCGGCGGCCACGTTGCGGACGCTATCCAGTTTTGTGCCTAGAGCCTCGCTGGCCACTTCGCCGGCACGGTCGATGACGCTGATGAGAGGCCGGGTGACGGCCTGTGCAGCCCGACCACCTACGCGCAGTCCTGCGCCAACCGCTTTTGCTCCCACCGCACTGACATTTAGACCGGGGATCAGCACACTGGGATCCGCTACTAGCCCAATTGCGTTCCGCACGTCCGCATTCACGAATGCTGGGTTGATCCCGGGGACGATGGCTTCCTCGCCTTGGGCGATGCGTGCGCTTCTTTCGGTAAATTCATTCGCTTCGATCCACTGGGCTTTTCGGTCTTGAACCGTGCCGGTGCCGTTCAGCCAATTCGTAAACTTAAACATGTACGACGTTGGGTCGGTCGATTGTGCGACCATGCCGTAGAGATCCCGAGTGCCCTGTGCGGCACCCTCAATGGCCGTGCTGGCAGCCACCCGAGGATCTAGGTTTCGCAGTTGAAAAATGCCGGCGACACCTTTCCCAACGGTGTCGGCAATGCCGCTGACGCCCTGCGAAATCGTCGAAATATAGTCAGTCTTTTTCTTGTCGAGGTAGTCCTCGTACAGCACGAAATCTTCGTCGGAGATTTTTTTGGCTTGGACGGGATCCTCGGCAATCATCCGCGCAACGTCTGACCCATCTTTTGGGAATTCCCTCAGGATGGTTTCATCAATGACAGAGTCAGGCGTGCCTTCTGGGAAGGTAAGCCGGCCTTTACCTGGTAGGGTGACAACAATTTTAGACATTATTTCAGAAATTTTCCCGAATGTATGACCTGCCAGCTGGGTCTTTTTTTTCTTCAATTTTTGGAGTTTCACCAGTAGCACCAAAATAACGGTTATTCATTTTACCTTCAGCTCTGTCAGCCATTGCTTGCATGGCTACACTTCGCAATGCTTTTTTGTTTGCTATGTTGATAGCACTATCTCCGTAGGCAGGAAAGTATTGCAATCTTGCTTTATCATATTCGGAATCCATGACTGTTGCGCCAGAGCGATCTCGCAAAGTAGCCTCAATCCACTTATCCATTGCAGAATAGTATTGTTTGCCCTCATCACTTTTAAAATAATTAGGCGCAAATCGATCCCAAGTATTGTTTGTTGGATTAAATCCTTTGTTTTCAAGTTTAGAAATTGTTTCATTAGTTTTAAACAATTCAGCAGCATACTGATAAGCCTTACCCTGTCCTTCGGTCATTTTGCTACTACCTTGTTTAAGCTCATCTGCTATTAGTTGAGCAGCACCCATCTGACCTTGGGCAAGAAAATTGGTCATGTCTGTTATTTTCTTACCTATATCAGATTGAGGTCCGCTTGGTTTTTCTGGCAAAACCAACTGAGCTAAACTTCCTTTTGAAATTATGGCTGTTGCAATAACTTTTCCATCAGCACTTGTTATTGGTTTTACATTAATGTCAACGGGAGCAAAAACCCCTGCGTCTTTCTTGAATTGAGCATTAATCTCAGGAGTGACTCGACCGCCTTTAGCAATATAACTAGTGATCTGATTGGTATAAAGCTCTTTTGGCGTTAAATCTACTTTATCGATGACAGTGCGTTTTGATGTTTGAGCAGGAAGCTCACCGATACCTTGATTGAACGAGGTCGGCAGAGCAGCAGCACGTTCACGAGCATTCATAGAAGCAGCCGTGATTGGCATAGCTTCAGCACGTTCAGCAGCAGTCATCGGGGAAGCTGTAATTGAAGTAGCCGGAATTGGAGACGTTGACATAGCCGCATCACGTTCTGCGGCAGTCATTGGAGCAGCCGTGATCGCATTGCCTTGAGCACGATTTCCATATTCACCAACTCGATTTATCATGCCTTCAACAAAGTTGGCAACACGCCCGCCTCTGCCTATTGGTGCGGCTGTAATAGATGAAGGAGGTGGAAGTGAATCAGGAACCTGAGAACCGTCGCCACGATTCATCATTTTACTTAGTGCTTCAGTGTCGATATTGCTAAAATTAGACTGTGTTGCGGGCGGCTGATTTTTGCCAGCGTTGTATAAATACTGACTTTGATCAAGAAGACCGCTTACCGGAACCTCTCTTGAAACATCTCGAGTGGTCGGCCCACTAAGCGACTGCGAGTATGCGTCCTGATCGCGCCGTTGTTGATTTAAGTTTTCCAAATTTACAGCCAAAATTTCGGCTTGCGTCCGCGCATTTTCATTCTGGCGTGCGCGATCAAAAGAAGAAACCAAAGTCCCAGCAGATGCTAGAGTTGCTCGTTTCTGCGAGAGAGATTGGCCAGCAAAGTTACCTAATTTTTTGGTAATTTCATCAAACGCTACCTGACTTTTTTGGTCTTTGATATCCTTCCCAAACGACTGCAAAAGCGGCGTCAGAGATTCAGCCTGGCCTGTCAAAAACTCAGATTCCTCTTTGTCCTTCTGGTACTTTTTGATGGCGCCAGAAATGTTGTCGCCAATTGATTCAATGGCTCGCCCGTAGCTCTGGCCAATGCTGGCCGCAGCCTGCATGTAGCCCTCGGGCAAGGGGCTGATGTACTGGACCGGCTGAAAGTATGGGCCTTTTTTCATGGTGAATTTTTAAAGGGTGGCGATGCGCGAATCCATCCAACGCCGGATAAGATTCTTTGTGCGCGGCTTGTTGCTGATGAACTCAGCAAACTGGGCGCCGTACTTGACGTACAAGTCATGGAACCACTTTGGTGAGCTGGTGAGCAACCAAGTGCGGAATTCTTTCCACTTTGGATTGCTGGCGCCGTAGACCTCGCGGGCGACCCAGCAGAAGTTTAATTTTGGAGTAGCTGCCGCTGCTACATTTCCAGCCGCCGAGATGCCTGCTGCATTCATTGCGGCGTTGGCCTGCGCCTGCGCAATATTGCGAGCGTTGGTCGCCTGCTGGTTGCCACCGTAGATGTTGTTGGCGTAAGACGATTCTGGGTTGAACAGAGCAGGGCCAGCGTTGCTGGTGAGGTTCATCCCTTGGTTGGTCGTGTTTTGCGCAAATTGACCGGCGGTGCTGCTGCGATTAAGAATCGCTGCGTAGGGGTCAAATTGAGTCGCTTGCCGGAGACCTACCAACTGAGCAGCATAGGCGCGATCTGCACCCAGACCCGGATTGTAGAGTTGGCCGGCTTGGCCTAGGTTTTGAAGGTAATTTTGATTCTGCTGCGCCTGGAATGCACGGTTCGCTTCAGCAGCGGCGATGTTGGCCTGTTGATTTGCGGCCTGACCTTGGAAATTGTAGCCGGCGTTGATTTGGGCGGCGCGGAGTGCGGCCTCTTGGTTGGCCATGCCTGCTCTTTGAGCGGCATCACGATTGGCCTGAGCGACGGCGCTCTGGTTCGATGCGTTGAACTGCTGGGTCGCCGCATAGTTTTGCTGATTTGCCAACTGCGCACGAAGCGCAGCCTCTTGGTTTGCCAGCCCGCTTCTTTGCGCGGCATCCCTGTTTGCCTGAGCGACGGCGCTCTGATTTGAAGCATTAAATTGAGCACGCTGGAAATCGGTCTGTTGATTTGCAAGTTGCGCTCTGAGTGCTGCTTCTTGGTTTAGCTGAGCCAAGGTCGTCGCGTTCCCAATATTGTACTGGCCGGTCTGCATGCCGGCCTGTTGGTTGGCCAGTTGGGCTTGCAGGTTCTGTTGAGCCGAGAACCTGTCTGCCTCGGTTCCAAATTGAGCGGTCTGCGTGGATGCAGCTAGACGTGCCTGTTGGTTGGCAAGGGCTGCTCGTAGTGCTGCGTCTTGGTTCGCTTGTTGCAAGTTGGCCTGCGTGCCGACGTTGAATTGACTGGCTTGAAGCCCTGCCTGTTGGTTGGCCAGTGCGATTCGGTTTTCGGCGTCCTGATTTGCCAGGCCAGCCTGCAAACCGGTCTGCACGTTGAGCGTGCCGGTCTGGATCCCGGCCTGCTGGTTGGCCAACTGTGCTCTGAGTAATGCGTCCTGGTTCGCCTGCTGTGCCTCAAGGCTGGTTCGGGCGTTAAATTGGTCGGCGGTTAGACCCGCCTGTTGATTTGCAAGTTGCGATTGGAGACCACTTTGCTGATTTAGTTGTTGAAACTGATTAGCCGCCGCTTGGTTTGCGAGCGCGACCTCGAGCGGGGTGCGGGTGTTGAATTGACTGGCCTCAAATTGGTTCCGCACATTCTGCTGCTGTATACCCACATCGCCGGCTAGCACATTGCCAGCAAAGCCACGATTTGCGGCCTGCTCGGCTTGCAGTTGCTGGTTTACTTGGCCGGCCAAACCGAGGTTCTCAATTGCACGCGAGCGCTGGTTGACCAGACGATTCTGCACCTCGGCGCTGATGGCCTGCGGTGACATCGCCATGCCGCGGGCGGCGTAGGATGCACGCACCTGCTGCTCGGCCTGACGTTGCTCGGCTGCGCTGAGACTGCCATCCGCCGTCAAATTGTTGAGCACGGCGCTCTCAAGTGCGCTTGAGATCCTCGATGGGCCAGCGTTTAGTGCCTGACTGTAGAGGCTGCTTCCCAGCGTACCCGGTTGGATCAGGCCAGCTTGGATCTGGTCGGGCGTGTAAATTTGCTGCGCGGTAATGTTCTGCGCGGCAACATCTCGGGCACCGATACTCTGTGGTGCGTTGATTAATGCGGCACCCACGCGCTCGGCGCCGATCTGTCCCGGTGCGGCGACTCGAGCAGCCCCTACTTGCTGGGCTGCGACTGAACCTGGTGATGTCATCTGCTGGGCCTGCACCTCGTCTGCGGTGACGGCACGACCACTTACGCCCTGTCCGGTGACCGCGTTGTATCCTAGTGTGCCCTGAGATCCGATGCGCTCGGCATTGATATCTCGAGCTGAGATGTTATCAAATCCGGTGTTCTCTCGGCCTACCATCGATGCGTCGATATCTCGAGCTGAGATGTTATCAAATCCGGTGTTCTCTCGACCCAACTCAGCAGCACCTATCGTCGGCGCGTTGATTTGATTTGGGGTCAGAAATTGAGTGTCTGCTGGGCCTTGAGCCAACTGAGCATTTAGCCGGTCGAGGTTGGTGTTGCCGCTGCGTCGTAGATCCTCGGCACGCAATAAATTTTCTCTCAGCTCAGGATTTAGCGCGTTGAATGCTTCTTGGCCTTGTTGCCCTAGTGCAGATACGTCAGCCAAATCGGCGGTGCGTTGCTGACGGTTGAGTTGTTCTTGCAACGTCTGGAGTTGAGGGGCGGCTTCAGCATATTGTTGCAGCAATCCCCGCTGCCCATCGACTCCGAACGTAGTTTGATCGGCTAGTTGCAACGCCAGCTTGTTGTACTGCGGCTGGAATTGAGCCTCAGAAGCATACAGTTCTGGCGCAAGATCGATCTGGTTTCGCAACGTGTCGCGAGTCTCCGAAGCGTAGTCACGTTGCGGGGCATTTTGAATTGTGGTAGATCCCATGTGATTAGTCCTTTAAAGTTGTGAGCCTGATGTATTTTGAAGTGATTTCGACGACCCCTTTTGGCCTAAGAGCAAAGACGTGATCAACGGATCCCGGCGGCCATTTCTTGAACATTTCGACGAAGAGTAACGTGAGGCCGCCGCGCCGAGTGGAAATGATGTCCAGCAGCAAAAGGATTTTGCCTTTTGGATTAGTGCTGCGCCAATCCCAATTGGACGAAATTTCCCCTACGTCGCACTGCATTGCGGTCCCGAGGGCCACAATCTCGTCGCGATATTTGACTAGTGCGAGCGTATTCTGTTGCGAGTGAAAAGCCAGATATTGTCGGATGGATTCCCGGGGCCAGTTTTGAAAGCACCGCCGTCCGCGGTTGGCCGACGCAAAGTCGGTGATGCGCTCGAGCCAATTGACTGGTGGGGCGACGATCATTCTTCGCTGATGACATTGCGCCCAGGTACGGTTGCAGAGACGCGCAGACCCCGAATAGTTGGCCGCCCAAAAATCGTGTCGAATTTGAGGTCGAGACCAAAACCACGCTTTGCGATTGGGAACCTCTTCGTGAAATCCTCGTTGGCCGACGCCGAGAACGCGAAGACCTCCGACGAGTTGTCTGGGTTTATGGCCACCGCGGTGATGGTCATGGCGTCGTTGCTGTTGCTCAGGATGTCCACCTCGCCCGAGGTAAATCGTTTTGCCGAAAAAGTGTTGAAGAAATATCTCCTGGTGAGGAGCTGGCCAGCGATCTGATACTGGATGAATGCGTTGGTGATCTGCGACGGCAGTTGAAACGGAATTGTGGGAGTGCCGGTCGTGGATTGCAGCTCGTCGAAATTGAGTTCTTCGCTTAGGAAAATGCCAAACTCTTGGTTGATCGCGTAGAGGCGCTTTTTCTGACCGTAAAGTGCGACGACAAAGTTATCGACGTACATGCCGGCGGGAAACTTGTCGATGCTCTCCCACGCCTTGTTGAGCAGCGAATAAATCAGCACGACATTGTTTCGAGTCGATCCATCAATTGGGATGGCTAGGTAGTAGCGGTTATCAAAAACTTTGCCCACGGCGTTGGAGACCGCGGTGGCGTTGATCCGACCGATGATGTCGTTGACCGGATCCGAGAGCGGCGTGGTGTTGCCGAGCAGCTTGAGATCGA